TACATTTACAGGAAGTGCAGCATTTAAAATTTTTGTTATTTGCTCGTCTGAATTAGTGTTTGTAAGGTCGTTCCATGTTACATTAACACCTGACAAATTTAACCCACTAGAATCTAATATATTTTCAGTTGTTGCAACGCTTTGTAATTTAAGTAAACCGTTTAATGCTTGATTACGCTTTGCGTGATAACTTAGCAATCTTGCTAACCTAAGTACACTTTCTCTTCTTTCTGCTGTTTCAAGAAAGTTTTCTCTAGCATTAAGATCTGTTCTGAAAGAGAATGCTTGCCCAAGATACGCAATTAAATCTACCAGTGCAATATATTCACTAGATTCAATATAATCGTTAAAGTCTTCTGGATAATTTGTTCTTAGATAAGTTATCATTGTTCGACGTAAGTTGTCGAAGTCATAAGACAAAAAGTCTGCATTTCTAAAGCTTTGATAGATACGTTTCCAGTCTTCTGCAACTAGTAATCTATTCTGTCTATCAGTTGTTGACATCACTAGGTCCTCATAATATAATATTTATCCTGTATAAAACTACTGGTTTTAAACTAAGTCACTACCGTTTGGAATAGAATCTCGTTGGATATTTTGTGTTGTAGGTATTAAGAAACCAGCTCTGTTATCAAATCTTAACTGCATAAATTCAGTCAAGTTATAAGGCTTATAAAGAATATTTGCTTCTATTTGTATTCCGTGTTCATATTGATCAACAATGATTTTATCAGCTGATACTCTTGGATCGAAATTAATAATATCCGAAACGTCTTTTGTGATTGCTTCTTTTAAGACATCTGTTAACGGTTCAAATAAGATATCCCATATAATAGTACCAAACGAAGGATCTGATAATTTCTCTCCTTGCCTAATATGAAAATGATTTATTATATCTTGTTTTATACATTCAAAATCATAAATTGCTACTGTTTTTCGTGTAGGATCTGTGGTAGAGAATCCTACATATGTTCTTCCTGGTAGTCCATAATTTGTAGATCTAGTAGAAGGAACTACTACTTCTTTGTATAACTTTTTTTCCAGTTTTGGCATTAGTAACCTCCTCTTTCTTCATGTATTTTCTTAGCTGCTATACCTGTGTCACTTATTGTGGATTTTGCATATACTGGTTCGGAATCTTCAACCTTTTCAATACCATACAATATCTTCTCAGGCATATATTTTGTAGGATCTAAGTTTTCTGTATGTCGCCAAGGCTGCTTACGTGGTACACGACCTAACGGAGTTTTAAGTGTATCATGATCGCTGTATTTGGTTTTTTCTTCATCAATTTTAGTAAAGCTTGCAGGCATATCATGCATCATTGTAGGCATTTCTTCAAACTGAAATGTTCCGTGTGGCGAAGATTGAGCACTTCCGTTTACCAGTGCTGTTGTAGCATCTGTAATTTTGCTTTCTAAACGTGCCTTAGGAGCATTTATTTCAAATTTTTCTTCAGCGTGATCGTATGCAAATGCCACAAACTTATTGTCAGATGAAACTTCTGCAGGAATGTCGCCTGCTAATAACTCTAGAGACTTAATATCATAATTATGTTTTAATTTGAAGGTAGCATCGTCGGTGACACTTGTACCATCATGTATTCTATTTTCAATATCTAAACCTGTGGTAGACAGAATATCCAGTTTTCCCTCTTTTACTTTAAGTGCAAAGTTAGGCTCAGCTTCGGGGTTGCTTCTTTGTTCAATGTTTATTGCTGTTTTGGCTGATATATTCAGTTCATCTACATCTATATTCAATTGATGTGCGTGGAAATTAATACCCGCTTTTTCATCTTTTTCGGTGGCCATACTGATGCCTCCCCGTGAATAAACATCAATTTTTCCGTTTGCTGTAAACTCCATCCAGCTATCGCCGTTTGAATGTATTATTGTTATAAAGTCTTCACTATTGTGCATTATAATTTTATGACCAGTCCTAGTTTCTATTCTAAACTGTTCACTGTGAGGAATTGTTCTTTCGCCACTAGGAGCAGGCACATATTCACGTTTACCATCCTTAGCTAAGGTAGTTCGATACAAACCTGGATTACCGTCGTCCATTATTAAATTAGTACCGCCTAAACGAGAGAATGGGAGTTCGTTGCGAACTTCGCCTACTGGTTCTGGTGTTTTAGCAAGTTTTGGTCCATCGTACTTGTAAGGTCCCGGAGAGCTCCAACCTTGTACCATACTCACAGGATCTCGTCTTGGCCCATAAGTTTGCGGTCCACGATCAGGATCTGCCCAGTACCCGTTTACTTTTTCTAGCTTAATTCTGTTGTCATACAACCCAGCACTAGGTGAACTATTTCCTTTAAACGGTCCTTTTTCATTAAGCTGTCTTTCATTAGTGTCGGGATCGTTTTTATATCCAGGCGGCGTTTTTTTATTGTACTCTGCTTCAAAATTATTAAATGTGTTAGCATTCATAAACTCGTCAGGCACATAGCCGATAATGTAGCCACGGCCGTCGCCGCCTTCAGTAAAAGCAACAAGGCACATTGTTCCTATATCTGGTGGCCTTGCTACAAAACCGTAACTTTGTTGATTGTAGTCATATTGATCATTTTTTGTCAATCCAGAGTAGGGCAGTTGTCCAGAATACATAACCGCTGGTCTTACATTAACTGTTTGCTCTTGATCGCCCGGAGTCGACCCTGACTTTCCCGAACTTAAAATAGATACTGCAACTTGACCCATTCTTCCTGGATCAATATTGTTTGTAACCCTTGCAAAATATATTCCAGGATTGACACGTACACCACTTGCTGCCGAGGTCTGTTTTGATTCATTTTGAAAGTCTGTTTGTACTTGTGGTTTACCGTATCCCATTAACCTGCATTCCTTAGATCTGTTCCTGTTTCCATCTCTACTAATGAATTAGAATTATCACCAATCTCTACCATAGGTTTACTTGTGCCGCCACCTTGTTGTCTATGTCGCAAACAGTTTAGTGTTTGTGTAAATCCTTCACGAGAAAATACAGTATCTACAGTCAACACTTGATACATTCCTGTAAATTGATACTTGGACATTTTATACCACGGTACTCCTAAATCAATTGGTGTTTCAAAATTAATTCTTATGTCAGCTTCGCTTCTAATATACTCGATTTGCCCAGTAGATGTTTCATTTTTACCACCATCAATAAAGTTTCCACAACCGTTGCTTGTTAAAAAATACGGATCTCCGTGAATCTTCATTTTGATATTAAGCAAGTCTACAGGTGAATTCATAAGTGTTTCGTGCCAATACCTATTAATTTGCGATTCAGGATGCTGGGGCAGTTGTGCACCAGTGCCTCTGCTTTGTGTAGAACCTTTTTTATGCGCATTTGCTACCTGATCTGCATTAGCACCCGCTGAGCCAGATGCAATTTTTGGTACTAAATCAGGAGCAGCATCTGATTGTGCTCCGGGAACACCTTCTAATCGTGTCCTTTCATTTTGTCCTACATCTTGTCCTATTGGCACATAAAAGGAGTAGTTGAAGTCTAAGTCCAAGTCTAATATATCATGATTCTTACCTGTATAAATGTAATCGTATATTCTTGCAGGTGACCCGCCACCTTTTCCTGTAGTGCCAGGAGCGCTAAATCTATTTAAAGCCGCTTTGTAAGGAATAACCCTTATGATATAAATCTTACCTGTACGCCCTGCTTCAGACTCTTTTGGACCTTTGGTTGCAAGAACATAGGAAGAAAATCTAAACCAATCAATTTTGTTATCACCGTCTGCATCTTTGTTTGCTCCATATTCTCTACCGTACTCGCTTGCTATAATAACTTCTTCAATTATATTAATCACTCGTGTACCTGCGTTTACCTGCATAGTTTGAGAATCTCCCGGAAGTCTACAGTTTTTATTATCCAGTACCATGCGATCTTGATCGGACAATGCATTGTCAAAACCAGTTTGTGTATAAGTTTGATTATCTTCAGGCTGTTTCATTATAGGGGACTTACCTATGACACTACAATTATCTTTATAAAAACCATAAATTTTTGCACCAATATCGTGTGCAGATTTTGCAGATCCTAGCTTATATTTTTTAAATTGATCAGGCCATTGATCAAAACTATATTGTCCTTCGTCGCCGGAGGAGCTTGAGCCTTTTGCGCTCTCCCATATTTCTGTAAGGTCTATCGGATTGTCTACAAGCCCAGCCGACGCGGCTCCTAAAACAGGTTGCTCTTCTGCAGATGTTTGTGTTTCCGGAAATACAATATAATACTGATCAGCTTCTTTTTGTACACCATTTTCAACTTGTGCATTTTCAATTTTGTTTAACAATGCTTGTAAACTGTTTTGACCTGTTGAAAGTATTTCCTGTACAGTTCTGCCTGAAATTGTACCGTTGGTTTTTGTGGTAGCTACTTCCTCATTAAATGCTTGATCGTTCCATGCTACAGCTAGGCATTTATATACTGTGCCTGCTTCTGTGACTGTAAATTTTGCTTGTATAAGTTTTACGATAAAGTTGTAAGGACCTACAGTATCGTGTGATCCTGAGTCAGTAAATCCGTCAAACTTACAGGCAAGCATTATACCACAATCAGCATAGTTGTTAAACCCTTGCCTGCGTGCAGCGTCGTCTAGGTCTTCTAAAAAGCCGCCCATACTATAAGGTTCTACAATGTCAAATGCAAATGTTAAAGCGTTTGCACCTCTTGTACCTTGGTTTGCAGATATAACACTTTTTATTCTCATATTGTCAAAATGATAGTCTGAACTGCCCATATCTTCTGCCACAGTGATACCTGCTCTAAATTTACGGCCTTTGATTAAGCTTTCTGGATTATTTGTTTGTGCATGATTAAGTACATTTAAACTCCACATCCAACTATAAGTTGCAAACTTATGTAGAGGATTTACACTAGGACTTCCGCCTCCTCCGCCGCCGCTAGAATTAGTAAGACCTTTGCCTGAAAACTGTCTATTTTCTCGTAAATAGAAAAATTCATCAGGACTTTCTCCTCGCCATGTGCGCCAGCTATCATCAGCAGACGGTCTACCTATGTCTTGTACACTTTCACCGCCGTCTGATAAAGAAGCATCTGTTCTTATAATTGCCATTTTATACTCCTAAGGTATCTCGTAAAAATTTACTTTGCGGCAAATAAATTTCTGTTCCAGCTTCAAAGTCATAAATTGGATCTCTTATAACATTCATGTTGCGCTGTGCAAAAACCCACCATAGATCAGAACTTCCGTAAAGATCATAAGCTAGCAAATCTGGTCTATGTGTATATTGGGGTTCTATTGTGTAAAGAACATCATTCGCTCTTGCAGGAACAGCCCTAATTGTAAGATAACTTAAAAATTGATCATTCTTTACTTCTGTTGCAAAATAGGGACTTGCATTGTTATAAAAAACTTTTTGATATTCAGTTGTCATACAAAACCTCCTCCACCACTAGCAGCAAAGCTCTGTAAGCTAAACGATTGTGTTTTGCTTCTGCTGTATGCAACCTTAAGACTACATGTTATTTCACATTTAGTAGGTGCATATGTGCCTGTATTTGATTGTATATAATCAACATCAGATGGAAGAGAAATATTCCAGCCTGAGACAACTACTGGCACACTTTGGAACATAAATTGGCCATATCCATTTAAAAATACAACCGGCGGTGGCGAACCTTGATACGCACTGTTAGCATATGCACTTTTTGTCATTGTTTTTAAATAATGTTGTGCCGCAATAACATATGTAGCTTCTTGTTGATTTTGTGCAGTAAAAGTACCACTAATAGATATTTGCTCTACTTGACTGTTTTGATAAACCACATACGGGTATAGCGCATGAGTAGGCGTCATTTCAGAATATGTTGCACCTGTGCCAAATGTAATACTAGGTGTATATGGCCACATACAACCATTTGTTCTTGCTAAACTTCCGTGCAAAGGTCCAAAGTTAACTCCAGACGGAATACTTAGCCTTACTCTCCAGTCAGCTGCTCCTGTAGCTTTCCAAGCCGCAGTGTTAAACGGCAGCGGGGTAGGATCTGCGCCTGCAGGTATATTCCTTTTACGTAAATTACTCACATAATCTTTAGAATCATATGTTTCAGTTGCAGCAGTTTCGGCGTAGTTACTGGTATTGTCTCCATATGTTACAGAACTACCAGTTAAATTGTCAACAGTCGCTTGTGGATTTTGACTGCTACGTCGTTGTGCTTCAGCTGATGGATTTTCTACA